CCCCAACTTTTAAAAGAAAAAAAAGAAACTACTTTCTTTGTGGCTGAACGACTGGGAAAGAAAAAATACGCCGAACGCAAAGAGAATATAAATGTTAATATACCCACTCCGATATATGGAGGGGAAAGTGTAAAAACATTACCTGACTATGGAGACAGAATCATTTCTCCGAACAACAGCGACAAAAAAGCTGTTTCGGATGACAAAGAAAATTCGTGATGTAAGAGGAAGCACCGGGGCCGGCAAGACTATTGGCATTACTATTTGGGATATAGACTTGGCGCACTCATTAAAAAATCAAATCATAGATGTTGTTTCGGAATCTTATCCTCACTTGGATCAGGGAGTGATTAGGGACTTTAAAAATATAATGCAAACCAAAAATTACTGGAATGACGATTTATGGAACGGGACTCAACGTCTTTATACTTTTGAAACCGGAAGCAAAATACAATTCCAGTCTTTTGATAAATTCGGTAAAGCCCATGGGCCAAGACGGGATGTGCTTCATCTGAATGAAGCAAACTACCTCCCTTGGGATGTTGTAGACCAGCTCATTACAAGAACTAGAAAAGTAGTTTGGTGTGAATATAATCCTACTAGTGAGTTTTGGATGCACACGGAAGTTTTAGGTAAACGCTCCGATGTAGAAAGTTTAAAACTTGTTTATAGCGACAATGAAGGACTCACTCAAGCCGAAATAGACGAGATTGAATCCCATAAAGGCAACCGCAGATGGTGGAGAGTTTATGGCGAAGGAGAGCTTGGAGAATCCGAGGGACGAATTTTCACCGGCTGGCAAGAAATAGACGATATTCCCCACGAAGCAAGACTTGAAAGATATGGGCTAGATTTTGGCTACTATCCCGATCCGGCTGCGGTAATTGCTGTGTATTATTGCAATGGTGCGTATATTTTGGATGAAGTATTATATACTAAGGGGCTAAAGAACGATGAACTAGCTGCCGCTTTCAAAAATCAACCCAGAGCTTTAGTGATAGCTGATTCCGCCGAACCCAAATCCATAGATGAAATTAGGATGTTTGGAGTAAGTATTATAGGAGCAGAAAAAGGAGCGGATTCAGTTCGTTACGGAGTCGAGAAAGTTATGCAACCCTTACGAATTAGCGTAACAAAAAGGTCGGTCAATTTAATAAAAGAGTATCGCAACTATTATCAAGCAATTGACAGGCGAACCAATGTCCCCGTTATCGGAGAATATGACGGGACATGCCACGCCCTAGATGCCTCACGCTATGCTTTATGCAGTCTGATTCCCATACAAATGAGAAAAGAGATGCTGGCGAACCTCCCAAAGTTCCCGCCGAAACAAAGAACCCAAATCGCATTATAATCCCTCAATGTTGCGTTAATGGGTATGATTCGTGTCCACATGTTATTAAAAAGCAGAAACCTAAAAAACAGAACATAGGGCTTTAATGGAAAAAGAAGAAGCTAAAAACCTCCCCAGAAAGCTAAAAGTGCCTATCACAAGGTATCTTCCCGACTATCTCAAAGACCCCGCCAACTACGAGAAAATCGAGCGAGCATTACTCGAAACTTTGGCAAGCAGACATTCCCATGCTGAAGTTCTTGATTGGCACAAATGCAAATCTTGCCAAAACAAAGTCTTAAACCACAAAAACATGATGCGCGGGTTAGGATTTCTAACGCCTGCTCACTACTATGGCTGGAAGAAAATTATGAATGTCATGATAAAAGGAACGAGAGATAAGTTAAGGTGATGAAGTTATCCACCAATATGTTTTCTTAATAAACGTGATAAAATAACGGCACATAAATCTAAAAAGTATGTCAGACGAAAAAAATAATACTTTTGAAGTAAAATGCATCAAATGCGGACAACTCTATCAAGAGATAGAGCAGGAAGCATATTATTGCTCCGGTTGTTTGATTGAGCAAAAAAGAATCGCCGCCGAACTGGATGCCAAGATTAAACCTCAAACAGAATCTATAAGCGGGCTTCAGCAATTTGATGCTCTGCCGAAAGTCGGCGGATTCGTAAACTCAAAATACTTATGATTACATCTTCTTTAAAAGTTCTTAGCAAATTCTATTACGGGAAAGGTAAAACGATAATGACAGCTATCGGCAGTTTAAATCCCGAAATAGCCAAAGGAGTGGGGGTTTTAACTCTTGAAAAACATGGCATTACCAAAGAGAAAATCATTTTGCCCCGCATACTCTATAACGCTTTTGGAAAAATATCTTCTTCTAGGAAAGAACTCGCTTTAAAGCAAATCTCCCAATTATTCGATAAAAAGATTTTTGATGATTAAATGAAAAAAGGAACAAAACACTTGTATGCCAATTAACCCCTCAATTTACTCTTATATTACCGAAGAAGAATCACGCGCAGACACCGAAGAAGTCCAAGTTTATAATAATTTCTCTTGGAACCTGAAAAATCATGTCCAGATGTGCCTCCAACTACTTGGAGGTTATTTTGTGCAAGGCGAAAATAATTGGTTAAGGCCTTTCAAAAAAGTAATTGAACCGATCCACAACTTAAAAAAAACCGCTCAAGACATTGAAGTAAAAGACATCTCTCTTTATGTCGAAGAAAACAATGCTCGCGCGCTCTCTTTTCTCATTAAGAAATATCATGACCAAGTCTATCTTAAGGAACATAACTTAGACGCTTTTATAGACGAGCTATCCGATGAGGATATCGACGTGGGAGGAGTTCTTGTTCAGAAAGGCAAAGATTGCCCGGAGGTTATGCCTTTGCAGTATATAGCTTTTTGCGACCAGACCGACATAATGGGCGGACCGATAGGATTTAAATACTATTTTGGTCCCGAAAAACTCCGCTCGATGTCCGAACTCGGCTGGGGAGAAAAATCGAATGGAGCTTCTATTTCCTTAGAAGAGCTTATTACTTTAGCCCAGCCCGAAAAAGACCCGACAGGACAATCCGGCCAGAAGAAAAATAAAGTAACCGGTAAGCAAATCGAGGTTTATATCGTTCGAGGTTCTTTGCCCGAACACTACTTAAAAGACAACGACAACATGGAGGATTGGCATAATCAGCTCCATATTGTCGCTTACTATCGGGACAAGAAGAACAACAAAATCGGTGTAACTCTTTACCGCAAAGAAGAAGATGAAGGCGCTATCAAATTTCATACATCGCTTCCAATGAGGGGGCGGGCATTGGGGCGAGGAGCGGATAGCCTCTTTAACGAGCAAATCTGGACTAACTTCCTCGAAATCCACAAAATGAAAATGCTCGAATCCGGGGCTAAAAATCCTTTATGGACGGATGACCCCACTTTCGGAAGCAAAGAGAAGATAAGTGAGCAAGAGAATCTCGAAATAAACCATTTGGAAAAAGGAAGCCAAATAGGTTTAATCCCTACAGTAAACCCAGTTAATGTCCAACTTTATGAAAGAAGTATCAATGAATGGTTTGAGCAAGCCCAGCTTACGGGTTCAGCCCCTAGCACTCTTTTTGGTAAGCAAGATTACTCCGGACAAACTTTTAGGGGGCAGGAAAGATTGGCAGTTGAAGGCAAAGGGCCACACGAACGCGCTCGTGGCAAACGCGCCAAGTTTTTAGAAGAAATCTACCGAGATTGGATAATTCCCGACATTGCCAAAGAGATCACCAAAGGCAAAAAATTTCTCGCTACGCTTAGCGCTGATGAAATGCTATGGGTTTCCGAGCAGATCGCTGAATGCTTGGCTTATAGAGAACAAACAAATGACATTCTTGATGGCAACATCCCACAACCGAAAGAGGTATTGATTCAAAAGTATAAAGAGAGTTTTACCAAGAAAGGCAACAAACGCTTATTGGAAATACTCAAAGGTGAATTTAAAGATATTGGCATCAAAATAGATATCAATATCGCTGGCAAACAAAAGAACCTTATTGCCTTAACTGACAAGATATTCAGTATTTTCCAGTTTGCTTTTGCCAACCCTCAAGGATTCCAACAGGTTATGCAGATCCCCGGAATGTCCAAATCCTTCAACGATATTTTGGAGTTTTCGGGTCTTAACCCAGTAGACTTTGCTGGGTTATCCACAATGAATCTTACGCCTCCGATGCAACCTCAATCCCTGCAAGCCTCGCAACAAATGCCTCAAATGTTACCGACTAAAGCAACCGTATAATGGACGAAGTTAAGATAAAAAGATTTATGCAGGACAAAGTTATGAGCGAGTCGGTAAAAGCCGTTATGCTAAAAGCATTTCTGAAAACCAGCGGAAGTAAAGATGTTCAAACTCTCGCCGCTGAAAGGATAGCGATAGATTTATTAGAAGAAGCGTATAGAGAATTAAATAAATATGCCTCACAAGAAGAAAAAGAAGAAAAGATATTGACACAAGTAGGATTGTAGTGAAAAATTAAATTAACAATTAGGAAAGGAAGATATATTATTAAAAAATAAATAGGTTATAACCTAGTTGCAGAGGTTGAGGGTTTGCCCGATGGGGGTAATCAAGTTCTGCGACTAATTACTCCCATTAGGCCAGCTTTCAAAGCTGGTCTTTATAAATTAAAGGTCGCGATAAGACAAAAATAAAAAATATGACAAACAAAGAAAAGATAATCGGGATTGCGTTAATTGCCTTAGTAGCTGTTATTGGCTTTGCCTTGAACCGAAACTTGCAAGTGGCTCAAGGTTCAGCTCCTTCGGGACTTACCGCTTCTCACGCCACATCTTCAACTATTACAGCCGCCACGGGTGCTTCAAGAGTGGCTTTTGCTACAAGCACTAACTGCGCTTCCAGGGTAATGCAGTCCAATGGAACGGTGAGATTAAAATTCGCGGACGATAACGGACTTGCTCTCTCTGCAACAGTTGGATTTAGGCTGACAGCTACCAGCTCGCTTATGGCTTTCGATTCAGGTATTTATGGCTGCGGTCAGGTTACAGTATGGGCAGAAGATGCTACCACCGTAATAACGGTCTCCGAGTTTAGATAAATTTATCAGCTAACGTAAAATTATGGATTCATCAATTAGAATGCCCTCGCTTAGAGACAAAATCATAGCGAAGGTAGAAGTAAAAGTGAAAAACCTAGATGTTAAGAAATCAAAGGTCGCGAAATTAGGAAAGAAGAAAGGAAAGAAATGAATAAAAGTATGAATAAGACAATCGTTATAACTGTATTAGTCGCCGCCGTGGTTTCAGCGGTAGTTGTTGGAATGTTCGGCGGGTCAAGCCCGACAGTTGTAGAGAAAGTAATTGAAAAGATAGGGGCAACGCCCGGAAGTGATTTTAATAGCCCGATTACCGTAGGGGGGTCAGGTGTGTATGGCTATTCTTCAAGAATAAATGCCGCGTCTTCAACTGGCGCTTGCAGATTTTACTCTCCAGGAGCAACTACGACTCTTGCTGCTGACGGATTAAGGATAAACGCGGACGCCGCTACTGGAACAAGAGCATGGTTCGCCCATATTTTCCAAAGAGATGTTCAGCCAGCTCAATATGCGACCACTACCGCTACTTACGGACTGGGACTTTTAGATGGCTTTCTTAATGGCACGATAAGAGATATTAGTCCTACATTTACGGCTTCAGCGACTCCAACTGAAATGAGAGATAGATTGGTCGCGCCAGGCAGCTTAATAGTGGTTGGATTCAGCGGATTGGTAAATTCAGGCAATACTCTCTCTTGGGGACAATGCCAATTGATGCTCACGGGAACAAATTAAACAATTTGGTTCTCACTTATCCTTAAAGTGCTTGGTTATACTTCCAACCAAAAAGTGCTAACGAGTTTTCAGTCTCGAAAACTGATTACAAGTTATGATTCTTTATTAAAAATCATTAACCATTCTCATTTATGGCAGAAGAAAATGACAAGGCAGAAGACATCGTAGAAGAGGATTTATCCAAACTCGATGACTCTACCGACTGGAAGGCGAAAGCCCAAGAATTAGAGCAGAAACGCAGAGAAGATGGCATTAGAAGCCGAGAGAGAACAAAAGCTCTTAAGGAAAAAGCCACCGAACTTGAAGGAAAACTTACCGAACTTGGGAAAGTCCAACCAGATAAAAAAGACAACAAATCAGACGATACACTATTGCAAAAAGCTTATCTTCGCTCGGCACAAATTACCGCCGAAGATGAAGTAGAACTTGCCTTAACTACAGCTAAAAAATGGGATGTTTCCATAGACAAGCTTGTAGATGACGAGGATTTCAAAATCAAACTTGAAAAACTAAGAACGAGTAAGGCCAATATCGCGGCAACCCACAACCTTAAAGGCGGAAAGGGGCCGTCAGAAGCCAAAAATACGCCCGAATACTGGATTGCTAAAGGCGTTCCACCTACTCCAGATCAAGTTCCTGACAGAAAAACTCGCGCCACTATTGCGAGAGCAATGATGGAAAATCAAAAATCAGGCAAAAAATTCTACAACGAATAAACTGGTCGGCATATCCGTTTCGTCTGAAATTACTGGATGAAAATTCTAAAAAATGGCTTTAACTTACTCTGTCACCTTAACTTCGTAGGGTGCGCTGGGAGCAATCCCTTCGTAAAAAATATCCTTCTGAAAACGGCGAAACTCCCAAGAGGCAAAAGTAGAAATACTTAGCACAAACGGACAACACCGTGCCAACCCGAAAGGGGGGTGTAGAGACTGAGCGAAGGACTCCTATTATGAGTAGGATGAAGCAACAGTCCGAACTTACGGGAAACCGTAAGAGATGCAGAGAAATTTGTATCCGCCTCGTAAAAAGTTCTTTGAAAATTTCCTAAACATTCATGAGTTGCTTTGTGCAAAGGATATGTTAATATGAAGATGTGAGAAATTATAGAAGCAAAACCCCCGAAATAGAATTGGCTAGAAGACGGAAAATTAGCCAAACTATGAAGGGAAAATCTCCAAGTAATCTATTTTATCTTCATTCAATTCCTTATACAGAAGAAAGAAAAAGAAAAATTGGATTAGCGCATAAGGGGATGAAGCATACAGAGGAAACTAAAAGAAAAATTAGCGAAACAAAACGAGATCCTTTGAGGCCTTTGTATAGAGCAGTTCGTGAATGTTATAAGTCTCGCCAGTGGCGTGTGGACATTTTCCAACGCGATAACTACACTTGCGTTTTATGTAGAAAACGAGGAGGCACATTAAATGCCGACCATTTTCCAAAGCGGTTTGTAGATATAATTAAAGACAATAGTATAAAAAATATGAACGAAGCTATAGAGTGTAAGGAATTATGGAATATCGAGTATGGACGAACGCTTTGTTTAAAGTGTCATAATCAAACAGAGACTTGGGGAAATAAATTTACGAGGTTAAAAAAGTAACAAAATGACGAAACTCTATTTGAGGACGTATTGCAGGACAGACTAGACCATCCCCAGACTTGGAAAGAAATGTGTGATGTCACGATGACTGACACCCGTGCTATCTCCAGCTCTTATCAAGCGACGGCGTTTTCAACGCTCGGCGTAACGAGAGGAACTGGGCACGTCTTAGTAGGCGTTACGGAAACTGCTCAAACTTTGACCATCTCTGATGGCCGAGACTTGGGAGTATTCGTGGATTGGGCAGACTTGGCTCAATCTCCCTGGACAAAACCCGCAGAACTCTTTGACCGAATCGGCGCGTTGCTCAACGAATACATCGAAGCACAAGTTCTCGCTCAACACGCTTCTTGGACAGATGTCGGAGATTCAGCGGGAGCAGTCACTTCTGGCGTTGCAACCCAGATTACTGTTTCGGCATCTAACATTGACGACATTATCCGAGGCATTAAGAGGATAGCTCGCGTTGCCAACGGAGGCCTTATGCTGGCTCAAAGAGGGGTCGGCTTCATTTGGAGGCCTGGCGACTTTGAGTTCTTGGAGGCTTTCGTGCAGGCGAATGGTTTTGCTACTGCCGATGCCGCTCTTAAAGAAGGCACTGTGGAAGGATTGCGTTATCTTGGCTCCGACCATTATTGGTCGAACGATCAGGCCGCAAACCACCTGTTTGCCGGCGTGAAGAAAGTTCAACGGCTTGGAATTCTTAGAGGAACTTATGGGAGAGCGCACACGATTGATTTTCCTGCCGCCGACTCAAATATGTTTTTCTCCGGTCAAGCATTCTACTCAAGAGTAGATATTGGACATCTAACTCCTTTCGCTCACAGTTCTCTCCTTTACGATATAAACGTGACGTGATTGAGCTTGTGATTCAATCATGACATAATTTCTTTGTTGGGGAGGGTGACTAAAATAACCCCTCCCCTTCAAGAAATTATGTATAACAAAGAATAATGGTATGAGAAAAATAAAGAAAAAAACTTAGAAAGAAAATATTATGAAGAGCGAGGCACAACGAATTACGCTTTATTTGGGAAGAAAAGGAAGATTTTTTAAATCATATTAAAAAAATATATTTACATAATGGATAACGAACCAAAGATAACAATAGGAATACCAACCGGAGGAACAGTGAAAACTAAAACGGTTCTCTCTCTTTTGGGAATGATTAAAAAAATGCCTTATCGCTGGAATACTGTTATGCGAAACGCTTGCCTTATTCATACAAATAGGGAAGTTATTACGCAAAAAGCCATCGAATTGGGTTCGACTCATCTTTTATTCGTAGACGATGATATGACTTTTGAACCAGACGCGTTTAACCGTTTATTTGATAGAAAGAAAGAAATAATCGGCGTGGCCACGCACTTACGCCAATTCCCGCTCACCTCAACCTTAAAAGACTTGGATGAAAATGGAAACAAAATCTGGGAAGAATATCCGGATGGACTTATAAAATGCGCTGGAGTCGGCACGGGGTTTCTCTTGATAGATTTGTCCGTATTTAAAAAGATTCCTCAGCCGTGGTATTTCTTTGAATCAAATGACAAAGGAGAATTAGTTTGCGGAGAAGATATGTGGTTTTGCAGGAAAGCAATAAAGGCCGGTTATGATATTTGGGCTGATTCAACAATAAAAGTCGGGCATCTTGGGGAATATGAGTATTAAGGTTAATTTTTAATACCATTCAGTTTTACGACGGAACTAATAAGAACGGTTTGTGCCAGAAAGTTGATAGACTTTGCGATTCTACTGATACAAGCTATTCAAGACTCGATAAAACGAGTGAAATAAACCAAGCCTACGAGCGCGTAGTTTCTTGGCTTATTAACGCTGATGGAACTTGGCAATTTGATGATTCTAATAAAACTGACCAGCCAAGAGCCACTTTTAATCTTACTGAAGGGCAAGAGCCATATACTTTTGCTTCTGACTATTTACAGATTGAAGCAATGGACGTGCGAAAAAGCGCAACAGATCCGTGGGTAAGATTGATATCTCTCGATCATTCCGAACTTGGCGAGCTTACCCCAGAGGAATACTTTGGCGTGGATTCTTCGGGAAACCCAAATAAAGGAATACCTACCCATTTTGATATGTTCACTGATGATTCCTTCCGTCTTTATCCTGCCCCGGCCGCCGCTTCTATGACACTCGCTTCAGGAGCTAGAGTTTGGTTCAAGAGAAGCCCGACTGCTTTTACAGCTACTTCCGCAACGACAGACGATTCTACAAATCCGGGTTTTGCCACGCCTTTTCACGAAATTCTCGCTTATATGGCTTCGATTCCTTATTGTGCAAAATATAAAAAAGACCGTGTGGCTCTATACACTAATGACGTGGAGAGAATTAAAAGAGATTTAATTACACACTATTCTTATCGTGAGAAATATAAGAGAAAAATTTTAACACCTAAATTAACTGGATTTCGATGAGTATTTCTCCCGTGAATGAGAGTAAAAATAGTGTAACCCCGACTAACGAATCCAAAACGGGTCAGGATATAACTATAGATGAGATGGTTATAGATATTGATGATTCTGGAGGGACAATTGATTCGCCGGGAGTAGTTGCCACAAACGAATCAAAAAATAATGTCAGTGTAACTAATGAAGCAAAAACATAATGTATAGATTTTTAATTACTGCCTTAATAGCAATTCTTTCGACTCTAGGAACGGAGCGTCTTCTTAACTCTACTGAACCCGAAACGCGGCTTGGCTCAACTCTTACCACTATTACTGGAACAACTAAAGTATCTGATTTAGACACAATTTTAACTGCTAATTTTAATGCCTTAAATGCCGACAAAATCGAGGTTTCAACTACTACGATGTCGCTTCTTACCAGTGTTCCAAACCTCGTGACTATCGGCACAATTACTACCGGGGTTTGGAACGGCACTGGAATTGACGTTGCAAGGCAAGGCACAGGGACGACTACGCTTTGCTCGAACAATGTCCTTTTGGGAAATGCGGCGAGCGGTTTTAAGTGTGCGAACGGACACGGCGCGTCAGGAGAGTTTTTAACTTCTAATGGGGCTGGAGTAGCCCCCACTTGGCAAGCATCTTCTGTTAGCCTCACAAATGATTACGCTTGGACGGGAGAACATTCTTTTACCTCGGCGACCTCAACAGTAGCTGACATTACTAAACTTACGGTAGTTTCTGGCGGAACATTTACACTTAACGGAACATTCGCTCAAAGCGCGGCTTCTTCGACAGTTCTTTCGAGGGATGCTTCAGGAAACGATTCTTGGATGCCGACAATGTTTGAGATTGCCTCTACTACTCTTACCTCTGCCGCAAATACAATGGATTTGCAAAATATACCCGCGAGTGAAAATTTGCATATCATCATTAGCACTCGCAAGCCTGGTAGCGGGTCTTCCGCGAGTATGCTGATTTATTTTAATAACGATGTTGGCGCGAATTATAATCTTTCACTTTCCCGCAATGACGGCACAACACAGATTAATCAAGCGTCTACAAGCGCTACGGATATAGGTTTAACTGGGAAAGGTTTTGGCCTAGACGCAGGAATGTTTTTTAGTATTGATATAAGCAACTCACAACAATTAGTGAAAAGAATTGTTTGGACTGGAGGCGCTGTTGATGATACTAATTTAGATACTGCGCCATTTTTCTTTATCGGAAGTGGCTTTTGGAATAATACTACAACTCGCATTAACCGCATTACAGTTAAATTAAGCAAAAACGAGCAAATGCCGGCAGGTTCGCGCATTACCGTTTGGGGTTCTTCTAATTAATGGGAAAAATATATTCACAAATTATACAAAATTGGTCGGGAGGAATGACAAACCTTCTCCGTCAAAATAATATCCGCTTTGCAAGAAAGATTACTCACTTCGATACACAGACTGATCCCTCAAAACTCTCGCCCTATACGGATTTCGCGGCTACAACAACCGATATCGGAACTATTGCGACTATTAAACTTTGCAGATTTGTCGCGGCAGAAAAAGCGTCTGGAGGACAAGCAAATATATTCGCGCTTGGACAATTAGCCGGAGGAGTCGGGGAATTTAAAATTTATGTCAAAGACACCATAAGCGCGGCTTGGGCGCAAATAGCCGCGGGAAATGGAGCTGATTTAATTTGTGAAAAGGTTTTTGTTGAATATAAAAACTATCTTATGGGTTGGAGAGGAACGAGCGCGCCTGGAGCGGGAAAAGATTTGGACGGAACCGCAACTTACTTTTGGTATATAACCACTGCGGGAGGGACACTGACATATTACAGCACTGCTCCATTCGATACTGTTACTTATGTTGCACAACCAATTGTCCACTCCAAAGACGACCGTCTTTATATTCCTTTTGATAATTATGTTTATTACAAAACGAGCGCGACCGCCACTCCCGCGCTCGGTATTACGCTCCCAACTAATTTAATAATCACTTCAATTTGCGAATACGGAAATTACCTTGCTATCGCTTGCCGTCCCAAAATTCCGATGAATCGTAACTCTGTTGTTTTTCTATGGGATAGGGACGCGACACTAACCACAGTTACAGAAAGTATTGATTGGGGACCGGAAAGTTTAGACCTGATTGACACTCTTGACGGGATTTTAATCGGAATATCCAGTATGCGAAATAGCTACAGTGATGTTATTGCTTTTAAACCTCACCTTGTTTTTAAGTATTATGGCGGAGGAATACAATCTGCCAAACAGATTTTTGAATTACCCTTATCTCTTGCAGGAAACCAGATTATTGATAAGCAAAAAATCAATAACCGCATACTTTTTATGGCATCAGGAAGCTATGGAAGCGATGCCGCTCAAACTGACGGAATATGGTCTTTATCCAGAACTCCCGACGGCTTTGCTGTCGCCTGTGAATATCTCTACAACAACGCTACTGCAATTACCTCGGCGGGTATTAAGGGTTTTCTGAAATTCGGAGATTATGTTTTAGCCGCTTTTACAGACGGCGGAACCTATAAATGCAATTTAATTTCAAGCGCGACTTATGCAACTGCCGCCCCTGTTTATGAAACAGTCATTTTTAACGGAGGAGATGCCGCAATCACGAAAAAACTCCTCTCCGTAACTATTCTTACCGAACCCTTACCAGCCGCAGGGTCTGTTACAGTCGGCTATAAAGCTGACGCTGAAACTTCTTTTACCACTATCCTCACCTCAAGCACGGATGATGCTATCAGAAAAACCGCAGTCAATATCGAATCCACGGGTGTAAATCTTCCGCTTTTCAAAGAGATTTCGTTTCAGATTACGAGTCAAGGAAACGCAGTTATTACTGGCCTAAAATTCCTATACGAAGAAATTTTGGATGATGTAGCATAAATATATGGATGAAAATAAAATCAGAGAAATTGTCAAATCAGAATTAGAAGCGCTTTTTAAAAGTGATAAATACGTTTTTCACAAGCCATTACAATTACTTGATAGGATTCACATTCACACAGGAGAAACCAATGGTTCAAGTTTAGGCGCGGACACTTCCCAAAAAGCGGGTTTTCATGGATTTGCGGCAACGCAACCTGCTTCAGCCGACCAAGCCGCTTTAGCTACTGGAGGCACTGGAGCAACTGCTGGTGCGTTTCCTAACGCAGCCGAAAGGGATGCTGCCGTTCTTTTAATAAATGAAATAAGGTCGGTATTAGTTTCGCACGGAATTTTTAAGGGGAGCGCATAATATGGCGATTATCTACCAAAAAAACGGAGAAAGCGTATATGATGACCCAGTGAAAGGGACTGTTTCTGCAAAAACCGGACAGCCGATTTCCGCTACCATTCCTCCGCAAGATACGATAAATAGCGATGTATTGTCGGGAGGAACTTCACCTACTGTCGTTACCCCAACCAACACACCACTTACGACACCCGATTCGACTGATTTCACACCAATAGAAGCCACTCCTCAAGAAACTGAATTATCTGGGCTTATTAAAAGTATTACTGAAACAAATCTTACTCTTCCCGCCGAAAAATCTGCTTTCCAAGCCGAAGAAGAAAAGCGATTGGGGCTTGAGCAATTAAAAGTTTCTGAAACAGATTTATTCTCGCAACTTAAACAACAGGAAGCGGAATTTAAGAATCTTGAAACAGAAGATACGAGAATACAACAACGCCTACAACTGGAAGCTACTGGAAGGGCGATCACGACAGGGGGTTTGGCTCCTATTGAAGCGGGAGAATTGCGTAAAAACTTTCTCCGTAAGAGCGAGAAGGCGGCCGAAATCAACGTAACGGCCGCTCTTTTGGCCGGAACTCAAAATAAGCTTCTAACCGCCCAAACGCTCCTGGAACGCGCTGTAGCGAACAAATACGGGGGAAAGGAAGCTGAACTGAAAGCGAAGATCGAGAATCTTAGTTTACTTCTGCAAGACCCTCTGCTCTCTATCGCGCAGACCAATCGCGCCAACAAACAACTCGCGATTCAAAAGAAAAAAGAGGAAGATTTGGCGAAGAAAAAGACGGATTCTAAAACTATTCTCGATTGGGCTGTTGATGCCAGAAAGAATGGAGCTACTGCCCTTGAAGCTCAATCCATAGCCAAGATAGGTCTTTCAGATATTCCTGATTTACAGAAAGCTTTTGAGATTTATAATAAGTTTCAAAAGATAGAAGCAGTTGATTTGTCTGCCACCGCGGGTAGTTTGGAAGAATTTAAGCTGGTTTATGGAAGAACGCCAAATAATCTTGCGGAACTTAATCAATTTACGGCAAGCAGAGGAGAGGCGGGGAGAGCGCCAGAAGATACAGAAACGCCAAAAGATACAGAAACTAAATTAACCTCGGAAGATAGGAGATTTTTGATTGGTTTTAATCTTTCTGATGCAATGATTTCTAACATAGAAGAAGGCGTGAGAACGATAGGAATTGATGAAGTTTTGAAGGACGATTATACGGACGCACAAAAAGCCGCAATCAAGAAAGTTTATGGAGTTGAATCCAAAGAAGTTACGCAAGCCCAACTTTTACAAGCCGCTCAAGCTATGAAACAAAGTGATGTAGAAAACTTTTTCACGGCTAGATATACCGAGGATGAGATAAATAAGTTTGCCAAAGATGCGGGATTCGCTGGTTTCTTCAAAGCGAGAGCAACTGAAAGAGCTAATTATTTAGCCTCACCGAAAGCGCGAGAAAAGTTAGCCGAACTTTTGGCTGAACAATATAAACAACAAGGATATATCATAAAATAATGGCCTATATCCCGTTAGCACAATTTAAAAAGAAAGAAAGCGGATATATTCCTATTGCACAATTAAGAGGCGAAAAACTAGAACCTATTGAACCTGTTTCTATTGATTTAGGGCTTGATTTATTTGGAACAAAAACAACTACTCCGGCAATTTTGCCGCAAGGGTTCTTAACTCCCCAAACTCTTTTGAAGGTGATGGGACAAGGAATCGCAAGGCAATGGACGGCAACCGGAGCAAAGATAGCTCAAAAAACTAAATTAGCTTCTAACGATATTGTTGATCCCAAAAGTTACTTTGGAGATTCTCCCACAGCTCGTGCTTTAGGAGTATCTATATTCGGGAAAACAGAGCCCTTTAACGCCACAAGCGAAGATGTGGAAACTTTAGAAACTTTCGGCGCCGACCCTGAAGCTGTTAAAAAATTCAGCGGTTCACTTACAATTCTTTTTTCTACTTTGGATGTTTTGGGAGCGGAGCCATTTAAGGGAGTAGTTGGTTTAATCCGCACCTTAAAACGTGCCGATAATGCGATTGATGTGGCGAGAGCGATGAAATCAGTAGGATTTGCCGATGATGTGATAGAAGTGTATAGAGATGTTTTTGTGCCATTGAAAACAACCAAGGAAGTGAAAACGGCTTTGGATGCGGCATTATCTTTACAAAGTAAAACTACCGGAAAAGGATATAGACCGGTTGCTGATTTAATGAGAGAAACGGGAGAAGTTGCGCCTCGTGTAGCTGACGAAACATTCCAACCCCTCGCCCAAGAAGCAAGGAAATTCAAAACAGCGGAGGAGTTTGTGGAAGTGCAGATGCCAGAAATACCGAATAAGCCGTATTCTCTATATCTGGGAGAAGATATTTATTTTAGCGGGAAAATTAGAGGCAAGTGGACTGATATTGTTTTTGATAGAAGAAAAAATAATTTTGAAGTAAGAGATTTAAGTTATGGCGGCGGTTCTGAAAAGTTTGGGTCATTAAACGAGGCAAAAAGTTATATCAAATCCCAACTCACCGACTTCTATAATCAAGCAGTGAGGGGAGTAAAAGAAATAACATCTCCAGAAGAATTGAGAATACTGGAAACTGAATTTGCGAAGGATATGGGCGATATCCGGGAACTGACTAAACTCACTTTATTTAAAGATATAGAAAGATTGGGTGGCATAAAAAGTTTTGCTCAAGGAGAATTGTCTGAAGAACTTTCGGCTATTCCTTTACGATTGCGAAATAATAAAACTGGCTCTACTCTTGATGATTTAGCTACACAAATGAGTGATTTTGGATATACATTCAAAGACGGCGAGGAATTGAGGGAAGCTATATTGCAAACTGAACAGGGTAAAGTCAGGATTTCTAGACCTGAAATTCAGGCATTCCGTGAGGCTAAAAAACAGCGAGCATTAGACAGATTCGCGCGCCAACTTATACGAGATAATATGGTTAAACCGCTTCAACTTCCTCCTGGCAGAAGAATAATGGAAACCATAAGTCCGAAACCTCCCTTGATTACCAGACCAGAAGATGTGCTTTTAAGAGAAAGAATAAGGGCAGAGGCGAGAGGAGCAAAAGAAGCGGCGGGAACAATCA